CCAAACAAATCAGGTCCTCACATTTGTACAGTAAAAACTTTCAATATATCTGCTAACAGAGGTGCCGTAGAATATACTTTAGTTTTAGTACCAGCAGGAAGAGATTTAGAAGGAGAGATTTTTCAAACTATTCAGAATTCTATATCTACAGCCCCAAGCAAACTATACTTTGAAGGATCTACAGACCCTATTGATATTAGCAAACCAGTTCCTTATGGATTAGATAAGTATTCTAAGATAAACCAATCAGAGTATGGTCCTGTAAGCCCAAGTCAAGGACAAATTATTGATTATCATTTACTTCTAAAAGATCTAATAAAAAGCTATGTTAGGAATATTACAGGAACTAATAATGTATTAGTATTACTTCCTGATATAAATGTCATTTGTGGAGATAAGTTGTATCAGTTTTATGAAAATACAACATACTCAACTAGATCTCAAGATCCAGAGCCTAGTTTTGCTCTTTTCAAATATCTAAGAGCGGAGGATGATAAAACAACTTATAATTTTGTAGATAAATACCTTAGAGTGGTAAACGCAGTAGAAGCTTTTGTAAAAGCTTTTACTCGTGTGCGTTTACCACTAATTGAAATTGAAAAAGATTTACAAAAATCACTTAATATAGATCTTTTAGATCCTGATTTTAATAATATATTTTTCAAGGATCAGACGCAATTTCGCACTTTTGAGGAGTATGTTAAATATCATATAGATAAATATATACTAAAACTAAAAATAAAAAGAGATCGGATTGATGGGCCTACAACCCTCTTACTAGACTTGTTTAATGTTATAGTTCAATTATCTAAAAATGAGGATTCCTATAGATTCAATATCTATACTGAAACTAACTCAAAACTAGTAAATGTAGTAAAACAAGATGATCTAATGTTAACTGATCTTTTGGTAGAAGATGCCTATGATATAGGAAATCTTCAAAACGCGGGAAGTGAGCTAGTTATAGTAGGAGAAGAAACTTTAATAAATAAGTATTTATATGGACTTGATAGTCTTTTGGATCCTACTCAACAAGAGTCAGATCAAAAGTTGCTAGACTTTCCATTACATCCTTTAGATTTTGCTGTTTTTGGTAATTCTAAATTTCAAGAGAAGCTAGTAAATACTATCTCAAAAAGAGAAAACTTTTTTCCAATATTTGTAGATGAAAAAAATACAACAGAAGGTATAGGCTTAAATCCATATAAAGGTGAGATTGGTATTATTGACTACACTATAAATGATAAAAACACTTTTAGGGGCAAACTAGAAAATATAAATGTAGAAAAGGCTAATAATACCATAAAGATAGTTGGACTAGCTCCTAAAGTAGTTGCTGATTATCTTGACCCAGACTCCAGCATAGATCGAATTGATCTTGAAGAATACATTAGATCATTATACAATGTATTGAATACTAATAAGGATACCTTAGATAACTTTTTCAAGTCGCTAGTCGGTAGTATTTCTCTAAGTAATACCACTTCAACAGAAGGACTTGATCCTAAAGAACAAGCGGAACAATTAATATCAAGCATCTTAGCTGATTTAGAAAAAGAAAAAATAGAAAGAGGAAAAACTTTAGGACCTAATTTAGTTTACGATGATTCGTTATTTACTGATCAAGGTAAACTGAAATCACTAATATCAACAAAGAATAAAGAGTCTTTTAAATTATCGCTTTCACTAAATACTAGATTTTGTCCTCAGTACGGCTCCTATTATTTAATAGGGAAAATTGCTAAAGTAAAAATTTCTCCTGGTCGATTTAGACTCCAAATACCAGAATATTACACTATTATAGGGTATTCACACACAATGACTGATAAAAGTTTAGTATCTCAGTTTGAACTATTGACACGATAATTATGGATCTTTGTTTAGCAGAAGTTGTTGAAAACTTTGATATAAAAAGAGCAGGAACAATAATGGCTCTTATTTATGGGGACGGGGCTAATCCTCAAGATGTTCTTATGTCTTCATACTATACTACAGGAGAACAAGGAACAATAAAAGCTCCTGCCCCTAGAAAAGGTTCTACAATTGTTGTATGTAAACCAAAAGGGTCAATATATTGGATTTATTTAGCAACCTGTGATGGTTGGTCTTGGCAAGGCCCAAACGGAGATCCCTTAGAAAAAAGAACTCCGCTATTTGACAGAGGAGTAGATCGAGGAGGCAAGGATAAGGGAGGATCTGGTTTTGATGGTGATTTAGTAATACAAAATGATATGGGATGTGGATTAGAACTTTCTCAAACTTTTGGAACTAAAGGGAATAAGATTTACACTAAACTCTACACAGGAAATAAGAAATATGTAAAACTTAACGACAGTAATCCAAGTGATAATATCGAACTGAATACAGGGGCAGGAAGCTCGTTCAAACTGACAGCTTTTCCCACGGCTCTCGCTGCACCTCAACAAGGAGCTATGTTAGACACAGTTGGAGGTCAAAGATTTCTAAATAGAAATGGAAAAACCTGTATGATGGTACAGGATGGTAGTGAGCTAAACTTTATCAATAATTCTACAGGATTTAATTGCCTTCAAGGAGCAAATACAGCGACCGCTGGAAACATCAACCTACAAAGCCAGTCGGGTAATATTCACTTATTTACCAAGTCCCCAGACAGTAAGATTTTTATTGAATGTCTTCCAGGAGATTCTTTAGGACAGCCAGCAGAACCTATCAATGATATAGTAATTAGGGCTGGAAATGCAGGAGGTGGAGGAACTGCTGTGGGTAGAGTAATTATAGAAGGTTTTGAGTTACAACTAACTACTACAAACCTATCCGTTCAAGCATTAGGATCTATAAATGTTCAGTCTACTGGTCAAATGAATTTTGATGCTGCGCTAGGAATCAACTTTAGATCGGCAGGTCCTATAAATATAGATGGAACGGCTATAAACCTAAACTCAGGATTAGCTTCAACCGCAACCATTTCCAATAGTCCAGGACTTCCTATAAATAACTACGGTCCTATAGGTGTTTTTCAATATTTCTAAATCATGGCTTCATTTGACGCACAATCTTTTCTCAATATAACAGGAAACACAGGAGCAGATCCAATAACAGCTTTTGGAACTTCTTTTGGAGTTCCAAGCTGTATGCTTAGTTTAGCAAAAGATGCACTATCGCTTTTACCCTTTCCAGCACTGGCCCTTATGCAACAGTCTCTTGCCGAAGGTAAGGCTAGGGCTAGAGAGTTTATAGCAGGGTTATATCAAAAACTACTTACCGAACTTGGCCTAGTAGAAGATGAAAATGGAGGATTCAAACTACCTTTCGGTGCTGATTCAGATGTTCTAGCTGCTATCAATGACCTAGTAGCTATGATTGGATTTATTACAGAGATTGCTAATGAAATTCAAGATATTATTGAAAATATAAATGATGTAATAGCTTGTTTCAAGCAGTTTAAGGAGATCCAAAAAGCACAGGCAGGAAACATCGCAGCCCAACAAGGCTCTTTACCATTACAAGCAGGTTCTGATCTAGCTTTTGCCAACGCACAATTAGCTGTGCAGTTTATCAATGATGCCAATAGACAACTTACACTTATAAATGAGATATTTCAAGAGAGACTACAAAACCCTGATCTAGAGCCTTGTATTCCAGACAGTGCTGAGTTTGATCAGTTAGCTGCTGGAAGCAATATCAGAAGATGTCCTATTGAAGATCCTGGATTAGCTCAAGAAGGAGATGGGGTATTTAGGCTAACTTACGGTCCTCCAGTGAGTGTTGCAGGGCAATATGTACTAACTTCTGATGGTCTTTATTATGATTCCCGCTCTGGTGGGCTAGATCCTGTCTTCCTAAGTATTTCGGGAATAGTTCAACCTGGAGATAAATGGAAGTATGATTACGCTCCAAACTTAGGAGGAAAAGGAGATCAGGTATCTATTGAAAGTCTCAACAAGTTTACTGATAACATATTTGATTTAGACGATGTTGATGACAGCCAGGGTATGCAACTATATTATGATAATGATCACTTCCTAGCGGTTCTTAGACAGCAGAGAGATAAACACGCATACGATCTTTCAGGGGAGCTAGTTGATTTTATTAGTCAGTATGGAGAGAACTCAGCTATTGTCAATAACCAAAGACAAGTTATTATTTCTGAAATAGCAAACCATAATGATAAAATCAACAGAAGAAAAAAACAAATTGAAGTTATAGTAAAAGTTCCAAATTTATATGGGGATGAAGGTCCTACTTTTGCTCCTGGAGACATACCAATCAATGATTTTTCCGTATTAGAAAAATATAATTTAGCTGTTGATTTAGAAAAACAAAAAGCATTAATTTTCTCACAAGCGGAAGTAAACGATATTGTATTACCTCTTACTCCTAAATTTGTAAAAAGTTCAGCAAAAGCGCCTTCCGTTGGGTTTGAACACCTAATAGTACCTAATGTAGGAAAGGGAAGTATTATTTATAGCCCTTCAGGAGGGGTAGAAGCAACCGTGCTATCTCTTACTGATCAAATTGCAACTGATGGACTATTTGCTATTTATAATTTCTTAGATACTAGGACAACATTACCTTCTTCAACAGACTTCAACTTGACAAATTGTGCTACAAATGATATGTACAATAATGCACAGTTGATAGGAACTAATCCTCAAAGTATATTCTTCTCGGGATTAGCCATACCCTATCTAGAAGGCATAGTCAAAAACAAGTCTACATTTACGCAAGGAGCCTCGGCACTCGGTAGTGTAGTTAGACTGCCTGATACCGAAGAGTTTAGAGAACTAACTTACAAAAATCAGGGATTCTCTATGGAGTGTTGGGTGCATGTTCCAAACATCACTGATGCAGAAACTGGATGGTTAAGTGGAACAACATCATCCTTGACGAAAGTTTTATTAGCTAGTGAGAACACAGGCGTTGCATCTGGGGTATCTGCCGTGAATTACTTAGGTCAGACTCCTGATCTTGATTTCCTAGAGAACAAGAAAGGAACAGATTTTGTAAAAGGCTTGATTTGTGGATTTACTAGGGATAGAAGAATCACTCAAGAAAGCATAGGGTATAGTAACGATAATGCAGAAAACGACCCAGCCTCTTCACTAAGTTTCTTCATGGCTCCAACTATTTCTAGAGATGCTTCTTCCCTTTCTTGGATCAATAATGACGATTGTAATGATGTAGAGTCTTTTTACAAAATGAAAGTAGACTTATCATCAAACTCCTATATTGGAAATGTTTCGTCTCAATTTGTTCTTATAGCTATTACGGTAGATCCTCCAAAAGATTTAATATCCTTTTACGCAGATGGAAATCTGTTGACCACCTCTGCGATGTCAACTGTTTTCGGAAATGATGCTAGAACCTCTATTGGTCTTCCATCTTTCAAGAAACCCAATAGCTTTGAATACACAACCTCAACAGTTGATGGTCCAACTACAATAAAAACTGGTCCTAAAAATAATCCATTCTATACTCCTTGGATTGTTGGTGGAGGATGGACAGACGGTATGTATCTGAACGGGAACTTTATGGGAGGAGATCGAGGAGGGATTGTCAGCGGTCTTCGAGGGCATATAGGAAGTTTGAAGTTTTACTCAAAGCCACTAAATACAGAAGAGATTACTCAGAATTATAAAGCACAGCAAGGCTTCTTCAAGAATATCAAAATGTAATGGCAACTAAAGTTACTGAAAATCTATTCGGAACAGTTCCCTCTAACTTTACTAAAAAATCTTTTGAATCAAAAAAGAAAGAAGTTTTTGGTTTAACTTATCCATTATATAAGTATAAAGAATCTGCTGGATACTTTTCTAAATCATCAGGAGTTGAACTAATAAAAGGAGCAATTACTCAGTTGGTGAAAACCGAAAAAGGAGAAAGGGTGATGCTTCCTAACTTTGGATGTAGCCTTAGACGATTTTTGTTTGAACCGTTAGATGAGAATGTGTTTCAAAGCATCAAATCAGAAATAACTACACAGTTCAATAAATATGTACAAGGAGCTAGAATTCTAAATCTATCAGTTTTTTCAGCAGGACAAGACGGAACTTTTGAAGGCGGGGCTATAAAAGTTTTATTAAGAGTCCAAATTCTCAATGAAGAGTATTCTATATTCGATGTCCCAGTAACCCTATCATGAACCTATCAGGAACCCTACAATCAGATTTCATGAAACTGACAAGTTTGCCTAATAGAAAAAAGGCAAATCTTATCAATTTTGCATCTAGTGATTTCCTAAGTCTAAAACAATCACTAATAGATTATGCTAAAGCAGTATATCCAAACGACTATTCATACTTCATTGAATCTGATTTAGGTATTATGTTTATTGAGCTAGTAGCTTATATGGGTTCTGTTATGTCAATGAAGGCAGACATGCTGGCTAATGAAAACATATTACAAACTGCTAGACAAAGATCAAGTGTGAGAAAACTACTTGATTTAATTGGTGTCAAAATGAAAGGACCCCTTTCCTCTGCTGCTGATGCCGCTATTACATTTAGTAAAACTCCAAATAACGTAATAATCGCAGGGGCGGATAGAGTTATTAGAACTAACTCTCCCGAAGATGGAGAAACTTTGAGCTTTACCGTTTATAAAGTATCTAATGGACAAATTGATCCTTTAGCAAATGCGACTGCGGATCTTACTTTTGATGTCACAGCGGGTACATACTATGACGATCTAGCTATTCAGGAAGGAGCTTTAGCTACGGAATCAGGAACTTTTGGAACTACAGAAGGAACCAAAAGCATAGCATTAACCCAATCTCCAGTGATTGATGGAAGTGTCCAACTATATATAACCTCTATAAATACTGATGTTGAAGGGGCATATACCGAAGTTGAAAATGTGTTTTTTGCTTCTGGATCAACCGATAAAGTATTTGAAATCGTTTATGATGATAACTATGCAGCAACCGTAGTATTTGGTAATGGTTTAGCTGGTATTTCTCCAGACGCAGACGCTAGTTATTTTGTAACCTACAGAGTTGGTGGTGGTTCTAGAGGTAATATTGCCAAAGAAAGCATCAACACTAATATAAATGTAACTACAGGAGCTACTGGAGCTACTGCTACTATTAGAAATATTTCATTGGCTACTGGGGGAGCCAACGCTGAGACAGTTGAAAAAGCTAAAAAATACGCACCGTTAACTTTTAGAAGACAAGATCGAATTGTTACTCTAGAAGACTATAGCGTATTTGCTAATTCATTCATAAGCACTTGGGGAACCGTAGGTAAAGCAGTAGCGGTTACAAGAAAAGCCTACGCCTCCGCTAATGTAATTGATATTTATGTTTTAGAAAAAGCTTCAGATATTCAATTACAAAAAGCCACTCCAACTTTCAAAACTAGTCTTCTCACTGCGATAAACAAAAAGAAAATGGCTACTGATGAAGTTGTTATTGTAGATGGCTTGATTCGTACTCTAGATCTTGTGGTTACTATCAAAGTGGATGAAGAGGAGAAAAATAACCAGACTCAGATTGTAAACAAAGTAAGAGATAGAATACTGTCCTATATGAATGTTGATAATCGAGAGTTTGGACAGGCTCTAAATATAGCTGAACTAAATAGACAAATCTTTGAAATTGATGAAGTAAGATTCTCAACAGTAGACAATGTAGAAAAAGATATAAAGGTTGATTTCAATGAGATAATTCAACTAAACAACTTGACAATAAATGTTGAACTTCTAGCCTAATGACTGATCAGTTTTCACAAAACACTAGAAACTATACAAAGACCAACTTTGTAGAGCTACTAGAGCTAATAACTCCTGAATTCTATAAGCAGGAAGATCAAAACTTTAGTGGCCTAGAGTTGAATCCATTTTCTGATATCATAAATGCTGATATTAGAAAAGCCGAACTGATTAGAAGTGTTGTATCCTTATCCTCTGTTCCAGGAACTAGAGCGCAAGACCTTAGTAGCGTATCAGGAATTTCTAAGTTTTTTGTAAAACAAAATAATTATACTTATATTAGCCCTTCAAAGTTTGAAGAAAAAATATTACTACCTTTAGGAACTTCATTTAAAAACTTTACAACTAGTGGAGAGTTTTATAATTACTTGTCTGGAACTCTTTGTCCTCTACTAGTTCCTGCCACCTTCGCAGACGACTCAACCTTAGTTTCTAATACTACAACTCTATCAGCACTAACAAACAATTCAAACGCATCAAGTGTTCATGTTTATCTTACAGAAACTTTAGGTTGGTTTTACTTTCTAAATAGACAGTCTACAGGAAGCTTTGATCCCTCTTCTCTTGTGGCTAGAGACTTTGTAAAAGTCTTCAAGGGAGAAACTTTAGAAACCGTAGATGGAGTAAAAGCTTTATCTGAGTTTGTATGGAGAAACTATCAAAACTTTGCTCTTTGGAGAAATAATGATCTAATACCTACATCATTTGTTTCTGGGGCTGCTGATGCTATTTTAGATGCTTCTGATGGAATAGTAGCTACTTACACAAGTGGAACACAAAAACTAGATAGTTTACTAACTCTTGTAGATGCGGTATACTCTAAACTATACTTAGATAGATCTGATTTTGCCGTCAAAGATGCTTTTGAAAATTATGTAAATTCAGAAATCTATCTAATTGATGAAGTTAGTAGAGGACCCTTACGAAAATTTGAAACACTTATGGGTCTTGCTATGGCTGATTACACTGATGCCATAGAAAACTTAAAGTTGATTTATGATGTCAACTCTGTTAGAGAAGACCACTTACAGTATATAGCTGATCTTATTGGATGGAAATTAAGGGGTAATAATCCTGATAAGTGGAGACACCAACTACGAGCCGCTGTCGAGATTTATAAAAAGACAGGAACCTTAGAGGGAATCCAGGCTGCTCTAAATAACTTAGTTACAGAATCAATTTTAGATATTTCAGGAAGAGCCACAGAGTTATGGGAGTCCTACCTTCCCTTCCTTGCTTGGTATGCTTTAGCTACTGAATCTCCTCTTTTTGAAAGTCTAAAAACTTGGACTTTACCTTTATCAAAGCAAGCAGGAATTACTGGTTACAGTTCTAGTAGTTTAGAAGATAGCATAAAATCTGTTGTAGATAACATCTTTCTAAATCTTTACAAAAAGTATCCTAATAACTTTATATTTGGAAATAGCCGTTGGGAGCCGCCTCGTTTATTTAGCTTAAATGAATTTGGGCATGTAACTGACCTTTATACCATCTATAAAGAAGATAAGATGAAGCCTTTCCACTGTTATCGGTTTGGAGAGCCCATCTATTACTTCAAAGAGCAAGAAGCTCGAACTTATGGAGAATCCGTATTGTTTGAAGCTGCGCTAAGTTACGGTCCTTTGGGCTACGGCGTTTATGCTGAAGGAGAAGGTCCCGAGAGCTACGGGGCAGGAAGACCAACATACCTTTCTGCTACTGGAGATTTGAACTTCGTCTTTAGCTACAGGGGCAAAACTAATTATCCAGTACCCCCGTTTGAGGAAGTAAAGTATTTTAGAGATTGTACAATATCAGAAGAGCTAATAGATGATTTAGTTGAACAATTAAAATGTTTAGTAGTAGACGAAAGTTTTGCTGATCAACTAGGTTCCTATGTGAAGAACAGGGCGCTATCTGATGAGACATCATTGAGAGCTTTGAATGAGTTTCTAATTCTAACTACTTCGGCTCAAATTCCTCCAAACTACGATGATGTTATTCTCAGAGGATCTAATTATCAAAAAAATGTTCTTCCTTTATGGAATGGAAAGTCTTCTCACATTTTTATTGATTTTGATGATGTAGACTTTGATTTTGATAAGGTTACTTTAGAAGGCGATTCCCCCTATGCTTTCTACGAGTCAGCTAGAATAGCAAGGGAGTTTGCTCCAGCACACGCGATAACTAGAGTAAACCTAAACGCAAGCACAGAAGACTTTGCTTATGATTATTCAGCAGTAAATTGGGATTATGCTGGTATCAATAAAGAAGAGGATAGATCTCTTTATAGTTCTGGTGCTTTATTAGCAAACTTTGAGTCCTCTGGAACTAGCATGGACTTCGCCACAGGAGGGGGCGATGGGGGTGATCTAGGTAGTGATGGTGGAAGAGGTGGATTGAATGTTTTCAAAAGAGAAAGAGCTGATAACATTCGTGATACTTTAGCCTTCCGAGTAGCATCGGTAAAAAATATAACATCTAATGTAAATCGTAGAGCACTAAGAAGGAGAAACTATAAATATCTAATTCCTAAAAACGGTTATTATGACAGAACAGGTTTCAATGGGCCTATAAGTTTCGATCCTTCAGTATTAGAAGAATCCCTAGTATCGTCTCTGGGAGAACTAACGCTGGGTTATGTTCCTTCAGCAGGAAAGTTCCACCCAGTAGCAGATCCTATTGAGCCTACTGGAGTGTGGCATAGATGCGAAAACTTAGACTCTTCAAGAGAGTTTTCAGGAATTCCAACAAGCGCAACTTTCCCATATAGAGGTCTTTCGTCCGTTGCTCTGAATAATAATATAAAGATACCAGAGTTATCCCCAAGCTCTACTAAGTATTCAGATAGGGGACAGTTGCCTTCTATTTATCAGGTCATTCATAAAGTCTTTATGGATAAGGCTAGATCCTATGCCAAAGATGTTATCAAAAATGATCCTACCTCTTATGATGCTGATAACTACTGGAAAAATAATATAGAAAGTTTAGCTAACTCCGCTATTGACACTGGCTTTGTTCTGAATGATTATTCTGACTACTACAATGTTGAGTTTGGTAGTAACCTTCATAAACTATATCGGGATTATCAACAGTATTTTGAGAACCCTTTAGGTGGTTACTACTTAGACAAAACTGGTGGTAATATTTTTGCTCATACTTTTGGAAGCGGTATTTACAACTGTGTTTTTGGTATAGACGGTTCGGCTGTATCTTCTACCGAGGGCGCTTATGTGGCTTCAAGTCTAACTACCTCTATCCCAATAAACCACAACGCAGGCTCTGGCGTGTTCAGCCTGTGTGCTGTTGAGAATGGTTATGCCTCTGGAACTTATATCGCAAGTGCTAACGGAGATATGGCAGTTCCTCTTTTTGGAACTTTTGTTGAAGGGTCAGCTTTCAATGCTGAATATAGGAATCCTCATATTCTTAGCGGAGTCGAGTTTGTTTCTACTTCGGGCGCGTCTGAAGGAAACGAGTTTAGGTTATTTAGAATATCCCCAGACCTAGCAAGCTCTGTTTCAGATTCTAAGCTTGTAAATAATACCTTGATCAAAGCTAAATCAGTAAACGGACTTCCAAGGCTTCGTTTTGATCTAAGCTCTTACGGAGATTATTCCAACTTCCTTATACAAGATCATAAGTTTAAATTAGCTATCAAGAGTTTAGTTGGAGATGATCAAGGTAAGATATTAGGTGGTCGTAAGCTAGGAGTTTGGATTCACACAAATACTGTAGGTGATGATCGGTATATGTGGACTTGGAATAATGAAGGCAGATGGGAGATGCACAAGGAGTCCGATCTTAGCGTAGACTTCGTGCTTTCTAAATGTCAAGTATACACCTTCCCCACTACTATTATCTCAGATACCTTATGCTTGAAAAATAAACTAAAAGAGTATTCAGATAATAATGCTAAAATTAGTAACCTTTTAGATTCTTACTTTGATGATGTTGTAGTGGAGTTTGATACTAGAAACTTTACTATAAACAATAACTATGAGTATCTTGATATTATCCCTTTAGAAAACGAGTTCTATAAGATTCAAACTGATGTTCATAGAAGTAAAAATACAAACTATATTATAGAAATTTTCCTAATT